CATGCTTCTTGCCCGTACTTAACTGAGGATGCGGTGTTGAACCTGGAGGAAGCCCAGATGAACGCCTTACAAGCTTACTTGGATATGCACTCTTTGGAGTTGACCCCCAAGCGGGCGGCTTGGACTGCGTTGCCTGTGAAACCAACCACCCCATGACCATAGGGCCAAGAGAGAAGAAACGAAACACGGTTGAATAAGAAACACCCCGATGGGGAGACATGCCGGTACGACGGGAGCCTACACCCCCTAGTGGCCATCCTCCCGTATTATAATAAAGTTCCGACCGATCAAAAGGAACAGATCGCATTTCGTCTAAAGGTACGACGGGGGGCTGAAGGGAATCCTGTCTTGCAGGAAGAACTTATAAAAGCCTGTACAGCCGACCCGCTGTTCTTTATCAATGTGTTCTGTTATATCTTGGAGCCACGGGAAGGCGAAGACTCCTCTGGCATGATCCCGTTTAATACTTGGGCTCACCAAGACCCCGTCATAGCATCGATAGCACACTATCTTGGGAAGCGTCATGTGGTCGGGGATAAGAGCCGAGCCCAGGGTGCTTCGTGGATTATGGTCGCTCTGTTTGTCTGGATGTTCTTGTTCAGGCCAAACTGCATCCTCGGTCTTGGGTCGAAAGATGAATCAACAGCCGACGATCCAGACAACCCAGAGTCGTTAGGCTGGAAGATCGATTTTATACTGGATATGTTGCCTGAGTGGATGCGACCCGTCTATGACCGGAAGGCATCGAAACACACTTGGAGTAACAAGAGTAATGGTGCCTATATTAAAGCTTATGCCGCTACCGCTGGCATTGGTCGTGGTGGTCGGTATACGGCGTTCTTCCTTGACGAGTCTGCGTTCTTTCCACAGGGGTCTGATAGAGACGCCGTAGCGAACCTTCTTGAAACAACCAACGGGCTCGTGATGTTGTCTACCCCCCACGGTATGGACAACGAGCATTACGATAGGGTTCATTCTGTCGGTCCTTGGCTACGGGTTATTTTAGATTGGAAGGACAACCCGCTACAGAACGGGGGGCTATACCAGTCGGTGAACGGTCGGCTTCAGGTGTTGGATAAGGACTATGACTTTCCCGACGATTATGAGTTCCTGCTTGACGGTAGAATCCGTTCTCCGTGGTACGACGACAAGTGTGCCGCCCACAACCACAACATGTTGTACATCTCTCAGGAGCTTGACCGAGAATACTCTGGCAGTAAAGGGCGACCGTTCAGTAAGCAGATATTGGATCGGGCCAGGGATTTGTGTAGAACGCCAATCCACACCGGTATGATATTTCACCAAGATGGAGAGCCGTGGTATCTCCCCGGTGTCTCGTGGGTAGAGGGTGATGGGTATAAGTTCGATCTATGGTTGCCGCTCGACGAAGAAGGGTTCATGCCCAGCGGCGATTATGTTATTGGGATGGACTTGTCTACCGGCACCGCTGGCGAGACATCATCGAACTCGGTGATGTCAATATTTTCTCGTAAGACACGAGAACAGGTTGCAGAACTGGCGATCAACACAATACCGCCGACAGAGTTCGCACAGTTGGCTGTGGCGACGGCCTATTGGCTGGGACGGGGTTTCCCCCATACACACCTGATTTGGGAGAAGCAGGGTCCGGGCGTAGCTTTCACTTCGGAGATGATTCGGTTGGGTTACCCAAACGTGTTCTATCAAAGGGAGGGTGAGGAGCTACGGAAATACGCGAAACGGAGTGACAGACCGGGGTATTTCAACTCGAACAGGATGACTTTGTTGTCCCCGCTTATCCAATCCATGACAAACATGGATGTGACGTTTAGAAGTGCTGCGTTGGTCGAAGAGTGTGAGCAGTATGTGTTCGATGGGGTGAGTGGTAAACCCCACCACCCACGGAGTAAGACTGCCCGAGACGGGTCGGCCAGAGGTGAGAACCACGGTGACCGAGCTATCGCTGCCGCCTTGGCAGTTCGGTGCCTAGGGAACCGAACGATAGAGAAAAGGTTCGATTCTAACCCTAGAGTAAAGACCCAGAAGTACACCATCCCTTGGCAAATGGAGCAGCAAAAACAGGAGCAAAGGGGTAGGCGGAAGCACTGTAAGTGGTGATTTTGCTTGACAGGGGTGTGGTGTTTGACTATACTGCGGTTTGCCGCTACCGGTCTAGGTAGCTATTTCCGCGACCCTCCGAGGTAGTCAATGAGCCGAAACCGAGCAGGGAAGCTCGAACGCTTAGCACAAGCGGTCGAACACCACTACAGGAAGCTAAAGGTTCTTCGGGATAGACGCGAGCAGTTCCTGTCTGCCGCAGCGGGGTCTCTATACCCCCATGCGGACAAAGCGGATTCGATGAATGACATCCTCAACCTGATGCGTCAGGCTGCGGAGGCTCAGACTCTTTCACTGGCCGCTAACCGCCCGAGGATCTTAGCTACGGCTACGACCGTCGAGCGTCAGGCGTTCGCCGAGCATTATCAAAACGCCCTCAACGCATACATCAAAACGATGCGGGTTGAGGAGGCTCTTCAGGAATGTGCTAGGAACGCCTTCTACTCCCTTGGCATTGCCAAAGTTTACATGGCGGAGGCCACTGCCGTAGAAATCGAAGCGGATGAGTGGATGGACCCTGGCAAGCCTTTCATCCAGTCGATATCCCCTGATCACTTCTGCTACGATACGGACGCTACGGACTTTAGACATTGTTCGTTTTTAGCGGATCGGTATCGAGTTCGCTTCGAGGATGTGTTAGAGGATACGCGATTCCCAGCGAAGGTTCGCAAAAGCCTTCGCGAACGGGGGCCACAACGGCTCGACAATAGTGCCGAGCAAGAGTGGGGAGAACCTTTGGGTGACGGGGGTTTCGACCCATCGCAGTTTGAAGAGTTCGTTTATCTATGCGATGCGTTCCTTCCGAAAGACGGGGTTATCATCACATACATATGCGATGAACAGTTTCGGTTCATATCCGAACCCCTGGCTGAGCTGGAGTGGGATGGGTCGGAAATGGGGCCTTATAGAATCTTGAACCTAGGGCCGGTTCCCGACAAAACAACCCCATCTTCGCCTGCTCAGAATCTGCTGCTTCAGCACAACTTGGTCAACTCGCTTTATCGTAAGCTCGAAGAGCAGGCGATACGGCAGAAGATCTTGACTCTTGGCGGGGTGGAAGACGAGGGGGATCTCACGAAGGTAAGAGATGCTGGGGACGGGGAGTTCGTTACGTTGAACAACCCACAAGCCGTAGATCAATTGCGGCTCGATGGCCCAGACCAACCGGTGTTCGGTTTTGCTTTGAATGCGATGGAGCAATTCTCGAAGCAGGCGGGTAATCTCGACCATAAGTTGGGTTTGGCTGCAACGGCAGACACAGCGACTCAACAAAGTATGATCGGCCAGAACGTGAGTCGCATGGAAGCGTTCTACCAGGGTCAATTTGTTAGTTTTGTTCGAGAGGTTATTCAAGAGTTGGGTCGGTTGTTGTTCGCTGATGCGACGACCCACATACCGATGGTCAAACAAGTCCCCGGTACTGACTTCGTAGTGGACGCCCCTTGGATGGGGGCGGTACACGAGGGTGCCCGACTAGGTGAGTTTAGGGACTACGACTTAGACATCGAACCGCAATCAATGCCTTACAGATCGGCGGTTGATCGGCTACGAGAGATCGACGCTCAGGTTCAGATGTTGGTCCCGCTGGTGCCTCTTATGGTGCAGCAGGGGAAGATGATAAACCTAGATTGGTGGCTCAAGACAAGAGCAAAATATAGTGACATTCCTGAGATGCAGCAGTTGGTTATGGACATCCCCCCACCCCAACCGGGTCAAGAAGGTCCGGGCGGGTCGCACGAACGAACCCTCGCTGGCGGACAAGGTGGGGAATACATTCACAGAAACGTAAGTGAAGGTGGACAAGCAGGGCCAGACCCGATGCAGTTAATGTCCGCACCACAAGGAGGTGAGTAATGCCTGAATCTATTAGTGAGAAGAAACCTTGGAAGAGCCGATCTATTGGTTGTCATCCAAGCGATGTTAAAGCACACAACGAAGAGTTGAAAAGAAAAGGTGTACAGAACGCACACATTGGCCCAGACGGTCATGCTGTTGCGCATAGCCGGAAGGGTCGTAACGAACTACTCAAGGCATACGGGATGATTGATCGTGACGGGGGTTACGGCGACTATACCGGACGCTAAGAGGGATAACGGAGGAAAAAGATAATGGCAAAAGATTTCGCAGACGATACTAAAATCCCAGTAGAAGACGAACCGCAAACCAACGAGGATTTGGGTGGGTTAGCGTCTTTACTCCCTGGCAATGAGAAGTCTGAAGAGTCGGAAGAGGGGGACGCTGAGGAAGGGGTTGAGGAACAACCAGAAACAGACGAAACAGGGGATGAGACCGAAAAGGTCGCCGAGAAGCCAACTGAACATATTCCGGCGATAGCCGATGGGCCATCACAAGCAATGATGGCGGTAGCGGAGCAGGCGGGTTTGCCCTCGCAGCTTGTCGCTATAGCACGCGATGACCAACAGGTCCAAGACATGATGGATCTCGCGAGATTAAACCGGCAAGAGCCCGCAGCTCAAAAGGAGTTCGGTGTCTCTTTACCCGAAGACGAGTTCCCAGAGGACGATCCTGTCCGACAGGAGTTCGATAAGTTTAAGGATAAGTTTAGCGAATTGAGCAGTCAGCTTGCTGACGCCAATGCGAGGGTGCGTGCCTTCGAGGAAAAACAGGGCTCTGTTGAACACGAGCAATTTGTCGCTCAACAACGAGAGTTCGACCAAACATTGGATAGTTTGGGAAGCACTGCGTTCGGTAAGTCTACAGAACCTACCGATGCGTCTGTCGCTTTGCGAACAGCAGCGTTCAACTTACTCTACGAACGGAAACAGTCAAACCCCGGAGCTTCCATCTCTGAGCTTTCTCAGATGATTGCAGAAGAGTTCGGGATTCCATCAACCAAAACCCCCCGTGAAAAAGCCGCCCTTCGTGACCAAGCGTCTCGGAGATTAGGTGGTGGACCATCGAAACCAGCAGCAGCGGCTGCGAAAAACCCTGAAGAGGGTATGCGGGCGTTCCTGCAAAAACTCGGTATCGCGGGGCAATAGGAGATAACCTATGCCAGCTTCAGTAACTGGCTCGACCATCCAAGATGTCATGGAGTTCTACTTAGAGAACTACATGGCTAATACTTGGGCGGACGCAGCCCGACCTTATCAGCAGTACACAACTGCTGACGAGTTGTTTACCAAGCGACGTAAGAAGGGTACGATTAGTGAGAAGTGTACCTTCAATCTGAAAGTTCGTTCGGCAGACAACACAGTACCAGATTCGTTCTTTAAAGCAGACTCACTAAACCGTTCTGACCTTGGCGACAAGGGTTCGGTTAATTGGCACTTCCAGAAGACTCACTTCATGGCGGATGCTCGTGAACCTGCGTTGAATAGCGGTAGTGCAGTTCAGATTCTTGACTACATGAAAATGCAAGAATCAGATATGTACGACGGTTTCTTCGAGAAGAACGAAGAATATTTTTGGACATTACCAGCTAGTCCAAACAACGGTTCCAACGGCGACCCACTTCCCTTCGGCGTTCCTTACTGGCTTGTAAGTGACACCACCGAAGAGTTCGGTTTCAACGGCGGTCTTCCGGGTTCATATACGGACGTTGCCGGACTTGATCCTACCGAACACACCAAGTGGAAGAACGGTACGTTCGCTTGGAACAGTGTTTCCAATGACGACTTCTGCCGTAAGCTTTCCGAAGCCATGGATAAGTGTCACTTCCGTCCTGGCAAGCCCATGGGCGAGAAGGTTCCAAATCTTAACTGGGGTTTGTACTCAACTTACAAACCTTACCAAGAGTACCAAGATTTGCTGTACGGCTTGAACGAGAACATCGGCCCAGATGCCGGTAAGTATCGCGGCGGTCGTCCAACGAATGACATCGGTGTTCAGTATTTCCGTGGCGTTCCTTGGACATGGGTTCCTGCGACTACTGAGGTCGGCGGTGTTGCTCGTGACTTGAACGAGTCCATCTATGGAATCAACTGGGACACCTTTAACGTCCAGACATATGGTGATTGGTTCATGAAACGCCACACACCTATCCGTCTTGACGATGCCCATAACACTGTCGTTCAGTGGATGGATACAGGTTACCAAATTTACTGCGATAACCGACGCTCCAACTTTGTTGGTCGACAAGTTACCGCTTCCTCAACCTAAGCCCAAAGGAGTTTTACTATGGCTTTTGGTACATATGACCAAGGCAGTAGCGACAGGGGTCTCTCGACCAAACTCTGGCTCGGGTGTAACCCTGACGTTATTCGCAACGACCCCCGACATGGGGTATTCTTCCTTGAAGATCTTAACACCCTTAATGGTTCGGGCAACTACACGTTGACTCAGGCTACCACTGGCACGTTCGCCTTGGATACGTCTGTTGACGACGGGGTTGGTTTGCTCGACTGTGCTAGTAGTACGGTTACACAGGGCGGAAACCTGCAATGGCAGGGACCGCTCGTGATCCCTGAAGCTGGCAAGAAGGTTGCTTTTGAAGTGCGGTTGAAAGGTGTTGACATCGGCACGGGCCCAGAGTTTTTCGCTGGTCTGTCTGATATCGACACAGCCATTATCGCCGGTAGTGCCATGGCATCAAATGAGATGGTTGGTTTCTACAGCGTTACCGACGACAACGTACTGCTCTTCGCCACAGAGGACACCGGAACAGCAACCGCTGCTTCGGCTAGCCCTCATACGTTGGTAGAAGACACCTACGTTAAACTCGGTTTCGTCATCGACGGTGTCAGCGATGTTGACATCTACGTTGACGGCGTAAAAGCCGCAAACACGAATACGTTTGACATTCCTGAAGGTGTGCCTCTGGCCCCATCCTTCGTGTGTCAATCCAATGGCACCACTGACCCAATCATCCACATTGATTGGTTCGCCGTAGGTGTATTCTAAACCCCCTCCGTGCGGCCAGTGGGTATCCGATTCAGGGTGCCCGCTGGCTTAGCGCGGTTTTGTTTTAACGGAGGAGTAAGATGGAACTAGAGCTACAACGAAGAGACGGAGTTATCCTCCGTAGTTTCGGTGCTGACACTAGAGACGAAGATTTGATCAAGGAGTGCAACGAACTCCAAAAGATTTGGAAGGGGGCGAACAACGTAGGACCACTGCCCGACGCAGTGCTACTGATGATCGCCTCTAGATACCAAGCGGACCGACCAAAGGTCAAGAAGGCGGTTATCGAGCAGGCCGAGGGAATCCCTACGCCTGTGAAGAAAAAGACCCCTAAGAAGGCCACAAATAAGACAGGAACCTAATGGCTCTCGAAGTAACGTATGATGCGTTGAAAGACGAGGTCGCTCGCGAACTTGGGTGGAACCGAAACTGGCGCGAGACCGATGTTTGGTCGGCGGCTCAAAACTCCGACTACGCTCTGATTCTCGACTCAGGTCTCCGCAAGTTTTACAGCGGTGAGATCCCAGGCGAGAACACCGCCCACCAATGGTCCTTCCTGTATCCCTTGGCTGAGATAGAGCTATCCGCAGCTTACTCTACAGGCACCATACAGGCTACAGCCTCTACAACCGTTACCCTATCCGGTGGAACTTGGCCTGCATGGGCTGACGAAGGTGAGTTGTGGTACACGTCGGATGCCGGTGGCGAACAAATAAAAGCTACAATAGCCACTCGATCAAGCGATACGGAGATTCTTTTGGACACAGCCACTGCTGCTGCCGATGTCGCCGCTGCTGGCACTTCTTATAAGTTACGAAGAGTCCATTACAATCTACCTGATGACTTCGCAGGGATGGAATCTGACGGTTTCACTTTCCGAAGAGATCAGCAGTGGCATCTCCCCAGCATCAAACTCGTAGGCGAAGCAGACCTGCGGAGGTTGGATCGTGAGAATAGTGGGGACATCTACCCCCGGTATGCGTCGATCACACCCATCGCTGTAACGAGTTCATCCACCACACGCTGGCAGGTGAGGTTCTTCCCCCTGGCTGATACAGCCTACACCGTAGAGTACCGATACAAGAGTGTTCCTGTAACAACAGGGACACACCCAGCAGGCGGAGCGTTCTACGGAGAAGCGATCACTGCGGCGGTTCTCGATGCGGCTCAACAAAGAATCCATTCATCTAACGAACGGCACGAAGATTTCTTGTCGGCGATGCGGCAAGCAGTTTTTCACGACAGACGAGCCTTCGCCAAACACACCCTTGGCAAAGGAGCCACAGATAAATCGAGACGTGGGAACACCCTATCGGAGTTTCGGCGAAACACACCCCTAACAAACATAAACTTAAACTGGAGTTAAACAATGAGTGGTCTTAGTAACTTAACTAACAGCTTTAATCTGAAAGCGAGCGGTCGGGGTTTAACCCAACCCGCATCCGCTGGCACGTTGGATCTTCAAGGTCGCGACGGTGGTGTGGTTATCATCACAGCCGCCACTAACTTCGTTCTACCGAAGGCACCAGAAGGAACTATCGTGTACGCAGTAGGCCAAGCCGCCGCCACAATCACAGACACCGCTGGCAGTTCGTTAAGCGTAGCCGTAGCTGACAACGAGATTGGTCTCTTTATCAGCCAGAACAGTGATGGGGCTTGGAGTGGTGTGTTGTTGAAAAGCACTTCGCAGACTTAACGGATATCCATGGCAAAACAACGTGAGCTTTCTATCGCTTTCCCAAGCGGTGGGGTGAGCGAGCGTCATGGGTTCAACAAACAAGCTCCGTTCACCACACCCGACTCCAATAACATCTGGCCTTTCCAATGGGAGACTGGACGTGAAAGGGGAGGGGTACGCCCCGGTATTGTCGATTCGGGGGGTTCTGGATCGGGCGCTAGGAATTGGTGTGATGCTAACTGGGTCGGCAACAACTCCGTAGCGGTGGTAGGCTCCAACGGCACGTATGTTTATAAAAAGACCCCAAATCCAGGTTGGTCCCGCATAATAAGACAAAGCCCCAATACTGACTTTACTTCGTGTGCTACGCATCTTATGTCGTTGTACCAAGCGGAAGGAACCACAGATCACCCGTGTGTCTACCGACCGTTAGATGAAAGCGCAGACGAAGCAGATCTTGTAGCCGCTGAGGGAAAGGGTACGGCACCAAAAGGCTGTGGGCTGGTGTCCTCGTGGAACGATAGGCTCGTCCTGGCTGGGGACATAGCAAACCCACAGATCCTCTACATGAGTGCGGTCGGCGACCCCACCGATTGGGACTACTCATCTCCTACAAAATCTGCTGCCTGGGCAAATAGCTCCTCTGGCACCTCCGGTGCGATCAGTGAGAACATCACGTCACTGATCCACCACAATAGCGACTGTCTCATCGTAGGATGCACAGACAGCATGTACGCCGTAAGGGGCAATCCTGCGGCTGGTGGCTACGTCTACTCTTTGTCTAACGCAATTGGTCCACTACAACACTCCGCTTGGTGTAAAACGGGCAACGACCACACGGTCATGATGACTCGTGATGGCCTGTACTCAGTGAGACCTGGGTGTGGTGAGCCTCCGGTCAGCATGTCTCGCGAAAACCTTCCGTCATCTCTGGTTGGGATCGATCCTGGTAACGGGGATTCGGTTTCGATTGGCTACGATTCCAGGTGGAGGGGCGTTCACATATATGCGAACTACGATGATGGGTCTAAAGAGTATTGGTTTTATGACTTACAGTCGAAGGGTTTCTGGCCAATGAGTTTTGGTAAGACCGTGGACCTAGCGGTGAATTTCAAGAATTCAGCCTCGCCTACTAAGAGCGGTCTTCACATCATAAGCTCGGGGACATCTTATCAGTTCGACAGCGATGATACGTCAGAGTCCATCGACAGCCACATAGTATACGGCCCCATCCCATTAGGTTCGACACACACCGAAGGTGTTCTCACGGAACTCAATGCTGTGTTATCCGAGGATTCGGGAGACGTGGCGTGGTCTGTGTTCGCAGATAAATCTCCCCAAGAAGCGTATGCCCTTGTGAAAGCGGGCACCCCCTCGTTTACCGGGACGAAGTGGGACGTTCAAGGGTTCAACTACCTTCAAAACCCGTTGGTTCGTGGTGCGGCTTTCTATCTGAAACTAGAGGACGCCGGCGGGTCAGCGTCCGCAAGACGGTGGTGTGTTGAGGAGATATTGGCTAAGTTTCGTCCAGCAGGCAAACGGAGGAAATGATGGCCTTCCAACCTAGCAGTTGTACGGATCTTCGAGACGTAGCGGCCCACCTGCAAGAGGCAGAAAGTACGTGTATCGTCGGGACTGTTGCTGCTAACGTGGCCAAGTCGGACAGTACGTTTTCGGTAAGCGTTTCGACATTGGTCTTTGGGGAGGAGGAATCTGGTAGCGTCACGTTTAACAACACGCTTGGGAGGGTGTACCAAAATGGCGAGAAGATAACAGGTTTCAAGAACTCCGACACGGGCTTCTATGAGCCAGACTCCAACTACTCGATATCGGTAGGCACAGCCAACGGGATGGCAGCGGGGGGTTCGATTGCGTCCGTAGATGTGAATGGCAACACCATCGTAGCAACGAACTACACCGGTCGTACAATACTGACGGGTTCCGTAGTGACGGTGTTGGAGACCCCAACCGGTCTTTTCGAGGTAGCATTAACGACAGATTCGGCTCTATTATGGAAAGCTTTTGCTGCTCAAGACGCACCGGCGGCTTACAACCATTTCAACACTTGGCAACCTATAAGCGACTTGGGCGGGACAACATCCTTCGGTACTGTGCACGACCCACTAAGTCTGCTATCTGACGTTCTCACTGGTGACACTGTGCTGTTTGTGGTTGATGGTGGGGATTACCAAGTGGTATCCACTAAGCAAGGCAGTGGTGCTGAGGTTACGTGTGAGAACTTGAAGGATATTTGGGAGGACGTGTTTTCGGTTGTTACCACCGGCACCCCAGACGAAGACGAGTGTATTAACTCGTTGGCAGATTTGTTTGAAGGGGCCGTACTAGATACCGCCACTAATCAGACGCCCTCCTTCCAGGTAAATGGGGATTGTGGTATCGACGTGTCCTCCACAGGGTCGGGACAGTTTGATGTAAGCGTGGTCGCTGGTGATCTGGCGGGGAATGGGTTGATAGCCTCTGAAAACCCCGCTTCTTGTCAACTGGCTGTTAAGTACGACGACGAATGTTTTAAGTTGAACGGTGACGGTGAGTTATCCTTAAATGCTAGAAAGTTAGTAGAGGATGAACCATTGCTCGACGCTAAAAGCGATTGCCGGATAAGTCTATCCACGCAAAAGTCGGAATACGTGAAGAGCATAGAGGGTATTAAAATAGAGGCGGTTGGGTCAGCATTAAAAGTGTCTTTAGATGTACGGTACGGTTATCTTCAAACGCTTGGAACCCAATCGGCTCGGCATGAGACCTACACTGACACAGTAACCGGTGAGACCTGCTGATGTCCTTCCCATACTTCAAACCAAACGGGAAGTTGCTGTTCAACACAGACGGCACCCTACCGACTAACGAAAACTGCTGCTGTACGTTGTACTGCGATGATTGCTGCACCGGCGACTTAACCGGATATGAAATCACTATCTCTGGTGTAACAAACGATCTGGAGGGTTGCGATTGCGAAGACCTTAACGACACGTTTTGCATACTAGAAGATCCGACGAACCCTGGGTGCCAAGGGTTCGGGTCTTCTGCGATCTGTGGAGTCGCGATTTCCTGGCGAATCGAGTCTGGCCCAGACGCCAAATGTACTCTCGCGGTGCTTGTAAACGATTCAGCATCTGGTGTGCCTTCTGGACATGCCGCCGAGGGTAAATTGGAGTTCGATGCCGGAGATCCTTGCAGAGATGTATCTGGTGCGATGACCATGACGATCACCCCACCTGCGGATCTTTTTGGCGAGCCCATACCGACACAATGCGATTTGGATGGTACACAGATAACAGTAAACGGAGTTTGTTCTGAGTAATATTTTGGGTGGTTACCCGATTGTTACGGTTCTGTTTATACGGAGGCGACATCATGAACATTAAATACAACCATTGTAAACATTTTAGGAAAGCTACGAAGGAGTGGTTTCCAGACAACCTTGAGTTGGGGTTGGGGGACTATTTCGAGAGAAGCCTAGAGAAGATAGGTGTGACCAAGAATCGGTGGAACAAACTACTAAAAGAGTTCAACTCAGAGTACGAAGGGTGCGGGTGCAACAAGAGACATAAGATGGTTAACTGGCTAGGAGAAAAACTTGGTATGCCGAAAGGTGTCGGCCCAGAGATGACGGAGGCACTACGGTCCACGGCGATACCAAGAGTGCCCATACACAACTGTGCCTTGAAAGGTCGGTGTGTCGGAAACGGAAAATACCCTGAATCGGTTGTCACGGCGATTCGCGATACGGGTATAGAACCTTGTCAACATTGTGACAGTTTTGAATCAAAGGAGATGTAATGGCTGTTGTAAACCTATCAATAACACCAGGCGACGTAGCTGTGGAAGATGGCGGCACGATAGTCAAGAGTGTGCAATTCGGGTCGGCAGTTACCGCTGGCGAGCCGGTGTACCGCTCGTCGTCAGACGGGAAGTACCGCCCAGGCGATGCCAGTGCTGCGTCGACTGCTCGCGTTATCGGGATTGTATACGAAGCAGCCGACGCTGATGCATACGGGTTCATCGTCACGAATGGCTCGATGGATGTGGGGGCCACGTTGGTCCCTGGACGGGCATACGCCGTATCGGATACCGCCGGAAAGATTTGTGCGATGGACTCTAACTACGAAGGGGTGTCTGGAATATTCATAACTACGCTAGGTGTTGCCGTGGCGACTGACCAACTTGACGTTCGGATACAAGCCTACGGATCGGCCATACCAGAATAATGCTACTCGGAGATTGGTTGGAATTATGTTTTAAGGGGTGGGGGTTCGCACCTCAGAACTGTGGCTGTGACTACAGGAAACGGACAATAAACCATCTCCACGAATCAGTAATAAAGCACGGGTGGGTCAAAACAATCAAGAACATTAAATACACGCTTAACTACATGAACGAACCGAGGTAGATATGAACGAACAAGAATACGGGCAAAGATACGCCCAGCTGCAAAAGCTTGAGCGTGAGTGGCGAACCCGAACAGAAAACAACCTCCGAGCCAACCTTGGGTTGCCCCCTCTCGGCCAATTGCACGGCGGGGCATCCGTGGGGCGTGGGAGCGCTCGATGGCTGAGCCCCGGCTTGGAGGCTTATTATAACAAAATTGGTCCGCACGCGCATATGACGTACGGTCAAACACCTAATTATACGCAGGTCGATTCTTACATCAAATCTATCGGCGGGAACCCATACACGAGACAACTGAACGCTCTAAAAGAAAATTGGCGATCTGGGAAATCGGCACCTCCGACACGGGATCAACGCTTACAAGAGTTCCTAGATTCCGCCAAAGCCCAAGAGGAGGCTGCTAACGCTGCCAACGAAGAGCGTTACCAAGACATCCTTGGTCGACTGGAAGACAGATACGACCGTAATATGGAGCGTGTGTCTAACTACGGTGAGGCTGCTCTCCAAGACCTAATCGAAAGCTCTGACGAAACACTAAGGGATATACGGGGAAATCTGGCGAACAGAGGACTGGGCAGTTCGACAATTTTCGACGCTTTCCGACAACGATCTGCGAGAGATCTAGCACGGGAGAAACAGAGACTCAGCGAACAAGTAGACAAGCGAGCCGCTGAATACGATCAAGCTCTGTCCAAAGACATTGCTGCGTTTATGGAGCGTCGTACTGACGAAGGACCGAACCAAAACATGATAGCCGAGCTGGTGAGACAATTCGGCTTAGCGAACGACGGTCGAGGGTACAACGCCGGTCGCGGACAACGACGGCCTATGGGACTAGCGGCACCGTCGATTGGGGTTACCCAATCGAACATGATCGCCCCATGGATGGGATGGGGAGGGCAAGAGTGGGTAGCGAACCAGCGACAACAACAACAACAACGACAGCAACAAGCCCAGCAACGGGCCCGGCAACAGCGACAACGACAGCGACAGGCCCTGCAACAACAGCGGGCACAGCGGGCACAGCAGGCACGGTGGATACCTGGGAGGTCAGCAAATTGGAACGCCGCTCATAAGGCCAGTTGGGACCGAAAACAGCAACGCCTGTTGGAACGGTACAACCAAAGATTACAAGGGGCTATGCAAGACCCCGCACTTCAGCTTCCACCCACCGCAAGACCGGTCCCGCATTGGCCTGGTATGTTTTAACAAGACGACATGAAAGACATCGACTGGACTCAGTTATAGCGGTCGGTTTTCTGGTTGACGTACAACACTTAATAAAAACAAAACGAGTAACAAAATATGAACTACCAAGCACAATTTCCCCTACAAGAATCACAAAAAGCGTGGCGAGATTCACAAAAATTCAAACCATATTACGCTCGGGCCAAAAACCCATCAACTTGGCGCACGGGGGCTGGGGCTCCAGTGGGACATTATGGGCCAGGTTCAATGCCAGGGTACAATCCAAAACCGATGAGACCACTCACAAGACCGTGGAGACCAAGACCGGGGAGGCCAACCTACGCTACGAGACCACTCACAAGACCGTTGGATCGTGAGAATAGGTGGAGACCAAGACCGGGACCGTGGAGACCAACACCGGGGAGGCCAACCTACGATGGGGGGCTTTGGGGCGGCAGACCACCCGAAAGACCGGGGGGCCGGTACGGCAGACCAAAACCAAAACCTGGGATGAGCTACGAAGACTACTTCAGCGGCGGCGGCAAACCGACACCCCCTCCCAATCCGGGCTACGTGAGACCTGGTCCCTGGCAACACCCCGGCCCAAACCCGATGCACTCGGCTACTCACGACGCAGATTACAAAGATTGGAAAGAGGAGTATTACGCAGCGAATCCCGAGAAGCGGTGGGAGAAGGTTGATCGTTCCAACTACCTGAGTGGGGTCCGAGAGCGGGGTGATAGTCTTAAGGAGTTCCAAGAAAAACGACGCCAAGAAATAGAAGATTACTATGCGTCTAAGCCCCAATATCACGGGCAAGCTCCGTTCACCGAAGGGAGAGAGATGATGGAAGAATGGGAGGGGAACCGACCAGAATGGATGACCCAAGAATACACTGATGCCTACTCGCAAGGGGCGCGAGACAGGTGGTTCGAGGGGCTGGAGCCGGAAGATCCGAGAAGGAAAGCCTGGGAGACGAAAAAACGACGAGAGCATGACGACTGGCTGGAGCGAATGCAGGAGTGGTATAAACGTCCTCGCCCACATTGGCAGCGTGGCCCCAGTCGAAACGTGAAATACAGAACTTAATCCTTCATAAAAACAAACGACTGGCTTTATTAAGAGATCCCCCATGCCTATTAAAGTAACATACAATCCAGACATGCTTGCTACTGGAGATTTGGCTCACGCCGCTGGCCGAGGTCAGTTTCTCCAAGAGCAGGACAGGTTCAACGAACAGATCAGACAGTACGATCAGTCTTTGGCGTTCAAAGCTGAACTAGCTAGGCTGGAAAACCAACGGGCTCATCAAGCGGCGCAAGAGCAAGCCCGTCAGTTTAACTTGTCGCTGGATCAGAGAGACCGGTTAGCTGCCGCTGAAGCCGCTATGGAGCAGCAGAGAGAGAATCGGATTTGGGATCAAGCACTGCTGACAAATCGGGCGAACGAGGAGAAAGCACTTTATGAGCGTGAGCAGGATCGGATACAAGAAGAGCGATTACAGCAGGAGGCTGAAGATCTAAAGGACTACAGACTAAAACAGAATAATCTCGGATTCGCCAGGCTTGATGCTGAGCGTGAGAAGTTGGATTACCAACGGTCGATGTTGGACAGGGACAAGGTCGAAAAGGCTAAGAGGGGGCAGACTCAGGAAGTAAAAGATCAACTTGAAGAACAGTGGATAGAAACGTGGGGTGACAAAGCCGGGCATAATGGTAAGTACCCAACAGGTTACCAAATACACCCCGACCGTGACGAGATGCCTACTCTCGATACGGTAAACCAATATCTCGATGGCCTGAAAACACATAGGGACGAAGAAGGCCAGGTGGTCTGGGTAAACGAGCACATAGGCCCAGCCGACAGCTATGGAAGAGTACACCCAGACGGTGTTTTTAGATACTTCACCTTAGAAGAGGATGGCCGAGACGGCATTAAAGCGTTGAATGATGACCGAATTTCTGGGATAACGGCACACGAAAAGGACCTCACCCAACAACGTAACCACGATGCGACAGCAAAAAAGGACAAAGCAAAGAATAATTGGGACAGACAAAAATATCTGATGGATGCGCTGCAAACCGCCGTTTCAGAATCGCTTCAACGTTATCCTCGGCAGGCCGAAAAGCGAAGAGAGTACATAGACACGTACATGGATGAAGTGAGGAGAATGGCGGACGAAATAGAATCTCAACAAGAGGGCCAACAAGAAGATCAACAAGAAGATATATTAGAAGATATATTAGAAGATCATGAAATAGACCCCGTATGGTTAGAGTACCTCCAAAACAATCAGCCGCCACCGGGAGAAATACCAATCCCCCTAGAAGGAGATCCACAAGAGGTTCTACCAGAAGAGCCACAAGAGGTTCTACCAGAAGAGCCACAAGAGGTTCTACCAGAAGATCCACAAGAGGCTCTACCAGAAGATCCACAAGAGGGTCAACAAGAAAACCCGATGGCGGAAGTGCAGGCAGCTTGGTCCCAAAAGAGATTAAGAGGGGGTGCCTTAGATGAGGACTGGGTGGAACAAAAGGCGATAGCCGCTCATGAGCTAGGGATGACCGTTAGACCTGATGGTGTAAACGAGGTTGGTGACCTCCCGGCTTGGACAGCGTTTGAGTTCAAGGGTAAATTGTTTGTTAAAAAACCTGACGGTAAATTTTTAGAAGTAACGCGAGACATAGGGTCAAATAGGGGGGCGTTCTAATGAAAACCTGGACACTCGAAGAGCTGGCCGCACTCGAAGAGCCGGAAGTACTCGAAGGGCCGGAAGTACTCGAAGGGCCGGAAGTGGGTGGGTCCGACGAATTCCTGGACCCACCACTCTCTGAACCAGATCCGACGCTCGCAGGAGCGGATGAACCCGAACAGACTATCGAAGATCTTTTGCGACTCTCTGAAACGGCGGTCGCAGGAGCGTATGACCCCGAAGAGACTGTTGAGGATCTTTTGCGAAGGCATGTCCGCAATCTAATCGATCAACAACTACAACAACAGCAACAACGACAACAAACCCAGCGAGCCGCTGAGGAACACAGAGAAGAGGGCGAGCAGAGAACCGCCGAGTATGTCGAACAGCACAAACAGGCTCTCGGAGGCTCTCGGAAGAAAAGAAGCATCAGCCTCGAAGAGCTGGCGGTGGGTGGGTACGACGAATACCCGGAGCCCGCACCCTCTGAACCAGGAACCCCCGAGTTTTCCAAGTGGCTTGTCGAGAAGCAGATATGGGATCGTCATCAGCGTCAAAAAGGGAAAACCATAGTACAACGGGAAAAGAACTACGCCAAGTGGTACCAAGAAGCTATCGAACGATCAGAAAAAGGGGATTTCGACATAAAAACGCCTGAGTATGTAATTAAAAAAACACCGTTTGTTGGCACGGTTGCCGAAGGCGTAGGGGTTTACGAGTTCGTCGAATCTGTAGAAAAGATCAAAAACAAAACTGCCGAAGCGAGAGACTTCAATGTAGTCGTCAGTATGTTGCGCCGCCAAGAGAATGAAGCTGACCGCTCTTGGCTAGACGCAGTCGGGGACACGATAGCCAGCCTCCCTGGCTTCGCAGTAGAGTTTGGTTTAACCGGCGGTACAGGGACGGCTGGACGAGTTTTGGCGTCGAGATACCTGCGTAAGGTGCTTGGCAAGTACGCAAAAAAGAAAGCCGCCCAAGTTGCGATTAAAGGCGGAGCAATAGCGACAGGTGTTGGTGCCCGAACCGCAGCTATGCCTCAGCAGGTATTCGCCGCCACCGCTCAAAAAATGACGCCGGAGGTAGACCGGGGGGCTATCCTATCCGGCGATGCGGACCATGCCCTATCCGCGATAGACAACACCACGTCTAAAGATTTCGGTACGGCTTTACTCAAAGGACTAGGCAGCACGTACACTGAGGTTCTAACCGAATCGGTTGGCCCCGTCCTGAACAAGGTTTTTGCCAAGATTGGTGCGGGGACAGGAGCTTCGCGAATAAAGAAAGCCGTCACCGACCATCTACTCGGGGAGAGAAAGCTTACCCCAGATCGCTTAAAAGGCATATACGCCAAAGGGGGCTGGGACGGTCTTTTCGCAGAGGTCGGCGAAGAGCGGTTGGGCGAGCTTATCCGAGGACTCACCGGCATCGAAGACGACTACGGAGCAATCGGAGATGTCCTATCCGGCGATCCAGAGAGAATTAAACAGGGTCTGTATGACATGTCTGTCGAAGGTGGGGCGTTCTTCGCACCGACCGCAGTACGATCCACCCGACATCTGTTTAGGCCAATGGCCGGGGAACGCGCGTTCAATACGGAGTCTGAAGAAGCCCAAGAGTTCATAGCCAACCCGTCTAGGACTAACGCTAAGAAGCTGGGGGTGCATGAACTCGCACCTAGTGCCAAAGAAAGAAAGAAACTCGCCGAAGAGATGGAAGCGTGGGAGGATTTCAAAAAAGGGATGTGGGACGTAGCTACGTCCCCCCGAGAGGCCGATTCGGCTATTCGGATTACCGAGGCCAGAGCCAGAGCTTTAGATGAGAGCCCCGGCAGTTTTGTCAAGAGAAGGATTCGGGGTGTCGAGAAACACGATTCATATGAGGAGTATATGAAGAGTGTTCGCCAAGACCAAGCAGGTCCACCACCTCTATCAGAAGACCCACCGGGAGGCCCACCACCTCTACCAGGAGGTCCACCACCTCTACCAGAAGGTCTCAAACCTGGCGTAGACCAAAATCTTCGTCGCTGGGCAGAAACGGATAATGTGGTCACAGATGCCTCACCAAACAGTAAGGAGCTGGGTGCCCCCCATACTGGCGGCAAGATGAAAACCGGAAAGCCTGTTGCGGTTCAAGGATACCACGGTTCCCCGACTGCCGGTTTTACAGAATTTAGTGAGAAGTTGAGGGGCTCCCTCACCGGCGCAACTGACGCATCGCAGGGGTATTTCTTTTCGGGGACGCCGAAAACAGCAGAGGGGTATTCAGGACTCGACTTGAACGAAGAACCAATCCCCCATGTCGGATATCTCAGGCTCCCCTTCCTGAGAGGAGCCGAAATTGGCGAGGAAATTGAACAACGCATCGCTCTTGCTAAGGGCGTCGAAACCCAACAAATTAAAAAGGACGATATACGTAAATTTTCGCTTGAACACCCCGAGGTGGTGCGGGATATTGCCCATGACGTGTTGCACAAAGCTGGCGATTACGAAACCGAATACGACACAAACCTCCCAAGCCCAGGAATTTATAAGGCATGGGTTAAGTTTAAAAACCCGCAGGTGGTAGATTTTGGCGGTGATAGGTATGACGAAGACATGTACAGCGCCGCCATAGAGGCCGCGAAGGCCAAGGGGCATGACGGCGTTATTTTCAAGAATGTATTTGACTCAGGGGAGTACGCAACACCTCAGGGGGACAAAAGGCAAACTGATAATGTCTTTGTTGTATTTAACAACACCCAGATTAAATCCGCCACCGGCAACCGTGGCACCTACGATGAGACAAGTGATATCAATGCTCAAGAAGCCGACTTCAGATCCGGCGTAGGCCCGCGACTCCCCTCTGGCCCCAGGAGAGTTCGTGGCCACATACAGATGCACGAAGATGGCACAAACACTATTCGTGTCTTCGCCGATGCTCAAGACGCCAGTACGCTGATCCACGAGCTAGGCCATCTGTTCATCCAAGACCTAGGCCCTAAAGATATCGGTACGGTGGGTCGATGGGCTGGAGCCAAGAAGAATAAGGACGACCAGTGGGTGTTCAGCAGAGAGGCTCATGAGAAGTGGGCTAGAGGGTTCGAGAGATACCTGAGAGACGGCAAAGCCCCATCCAACAAACTCAAGAGAGCCTTTAAGAAGTTCAAAAAGTGGCTGACAGAGATTTACGGCGTTATCAAAGGTTCGCCAATCGACGTTGAAATCTCCCCCCAGATTCGAGATGTCTTCGATAGGATGCTTACGGAGCAAACCCCTAAGAAAACGCCTGGGTGGGACAAGGAGGTCAAACCCCTGGCCGACCAAACCCCTTCCTCTGGAGCAGGGGGGCTCGGTGTTATAACACCCGCCACAGAGGGTGTGGGGGAAAACATAATAAAAGCGGGAAGAAAGACGATGGTGGCTTTGAGAAGAGCCTTCGCATCGAAGGGACTCAAAACCGAACATATGGATGACACCATAACGGGACGAGACGGTTTTATCCTCAAACACGCAACAGCCATCCAGCAAAACACCGCCGAGTTGAAAAAAGCGTACCGACGCCTAAACGGGCGGCTTGCTGAGATCACGCCAAAGGAGGCAGAGAGATTCAATCGTGCCCTGCAAGACCCGGAAGTCATGAAGGAGATGCCTTTGGAGCTTGCCGTACCACTAACCGAAATGCGGGACCACGTCGATACTTTGTCTCGGCGTCTATATGAACTTGTGGGCGAAGACTCCGACCTCGGCAGTGCAATCGAAGAGCGTTTCGGGAAGTATCTGACTCGGACGTATAAGAAGTTCACCGATCCAGGCTGGGTCGATAAGGCATTGGCGGACACGCAGATCATGGCTGACTTTGCAGCGGAGGTTAGGGGGCACGCACCAAAAGCCACAAAAGCAGAGATCCGCACGCTGGCCGAACAGATGTTGCGTAGGGACACCCGTAGCCTCAAAAGCGTGTCCTCGGGGGTCCAGGGCTATGTTAATGTTATGAAGAAACGGAAAGTAGACAGTCCGGCGATACGGGCGTTGTACGGCGAACACAAGGATGTGTTCATTAACTACAGGCAGACAGTTTCCAACATAGCTAAGTTGGTTGCCAACAAAGAGGCCATGGCGGATATCTTGGAGGTGGGGTTAAAGACGGGGATAATGTCCACCGACCAGTCACACGGACACACACATGAGGTGAACCACAAGAAGCTCCCGCAGTTGGAGATTTTCGAGGGTGTTTTCATGGACGAGACGACCGCCCAAGCTCTCGAAGATGTCTATGATGAATTCACGAGGGTCGGCGGAATTCTTGGGGATCTACAACGCTCCTATCTCGGTTTGTCTTTAGCTGGAAAAGCAGCATTAACGGTCGGATCGTGGACAGCCACAGTCCGTAACCTTTTCAGTGGGGTTGGGCAAGCGCTGTCTAACGGCGGGGTCAGCACAAAGAACATGGAAAAGGCGGCTGAGATCGTATGGTGGGACGGAGTAAAAGGTGCTTTGTCGACCGAAGCCACGTCCAAAAAAGACCGAGAAACGAAACAGCGATTGGTCGAACTACGAGTAATAGAAGACATTGCATACGACGAACTAAAAGGTATAGGGAAAGAGATTGTCCGGGGGGAATCCTACCCCGGCGTCCAAATCACAGACAACATGGAAGTTGGAGAGTGGGGAAGAGCCAAGCTTGCGATATCGGCAGGGAGGGCTGTGGCTAAAGGCGCTGGCAAAGTCTACCAGTCTATGGACGCTGTACGAAGGGTGGCCACCTTTTTAGAGTTCATGAAAGACTACAGGGAGGCGTTCCCAGAGATGTCTAAAAAAGAACTAGAAGAGTTTTGTGCCAAGAGACTCAGAGACCTCGACCCAACATATAGCAGGGCTGGTAAGGCTGCTAAGTTGTGGAGCCGGTACTTTCCGTGGGGTCCGTTCTCTATGTTCCACGCTGAGCAGATAAGAACCAACGCCAACAGGGTTAAGATCATTAGAGAAGAGATATTTAGCGACAACGCCGTGTTGCGAAAGTTGGGCCGTCGTAAGTTCATTGGAACTGCGGCGTGGTTGGCTTTACCAAGCCTAGCCGCAAAATCGTGGCACGCTTTCATAGGGCTCTCCCCGGAAGAGGAAGAGGAACTACGTGAAAGAACAGCGTTTTCGGCGAACAGTGACGTTGTTTTCCTCTCGTGGAATAGAGAGGCTGGAAAGTATAAATACCTAGACCTGTCTTACTCCGATCCATTCGGCGTACTCAAGAGAACATTTCGGGGTGGTTTGAGAAAGGGAGTCGCAGAGGCGGCTGGGGAGTTTTTGAGCCCGTTTACGGGCGAAGACATAGCTGCCAAAGCTCTGAAAGAATTGTATGATGGCGACGTAGCCGACGAAGGTGTGGACGAATACACGCAGGCCAAGCAGATAGCCGAACATTTGAGAGATTTGGTCACGCCGCAGACGATCAAAGCTTGGAAGAAAATACAGGGAATTTCTCCGGGTAAGCGGGCTCCTGAAATCGTTGCGACGATCACCGGTTTTAGGGTCTCTGAGGGGGACATAGACAGAACCGATGGTTTCGCCACCAGGAAGTTCGTCAGAACCATGCGGGCATCTGGAGACGACGTTACGAAAAAACTCAAGTACGGGGATATAGAGGATCTGGTGCAATACTACGAATCCGCTGAGCGAAAGAGGAAAAAGACGTTCAACGAGTGGGTTGATTACATAGCTGGGTCTTCGGTCTTAGGGGTGCCGAAATCTGCTACCACGCTAGATAACCATTTAAACAACAGACACAAGAAACTTGTGAGACAAGTAATCGCCGATTCTTATGTACCATTTCGCCCATCCCCCACCACCATGAATTGGCTAGAAAAGGGAAAGGAGGAAGCCGATAAGTACGACAAACACAAGTGGGAAGCTCGCATTACTGCCGGTGACTTAATTATCCAGATGGCCGAGGAGGCCGATTCGGATTCTACGACAAAACCTTAACGCCGTTACCCGCAACGCGAATGTCGATGTCAGGTGAGCCGCCGTTCGATACGTCAAACCGGAAGAAGATACCACCTGGCAAGTCGTACAGCTTGAACGTCCCCGCAGTGAACGTCTGATCCACCCCATCTACGTTGAACGTAGAAAAAGTTGAGTTGTCAACGGATGCCTCTAGTGTAACCGTCTGGCTATCGAACGAGCCGGATAGGTAGACCCAGCACTTCGTGTGTTGCTGAGAGATAAATACTTTTGAGGTGTCATCGACTCCGAGAGTTTCGCTTAGAATTTGCATGTCTGCTCCTTAGTGTTCGTGGTCCGCTAATCCGCGAGCCATCTTCATGGTTAGTGTTTGGTCTATGGCCGGGGCGACCATGTGTTGGACGTACTCAAAGGGTCCAATGTCGTTGTTAACTCTAGTTCTATTGTTGAAATCTTTCGCCGGGGTATTTGCGGCCTCTCCGTTGACACCCCAGTTGGTGAAGTCTTCGTGCCTCAGTGTGTAGTCGCCATTGTCGTAGTCAGTGAAGTATGTCCCCGTCACTGTTTTGTTCGCTACGCTGCCGGTGTTGTCTTCGTGAGCATCGTCTGCCGTACCGTCCTCTGACACGCAGTGCCTGACATACGTCAAGGCTCCGTTGCCTGATGCAGTACCAGCATGGGAGAAATCTGCCCCATTATTGCCAAAACTCAAACAGTTGTAAAAGTAATTTTTGTTGTTTGCGTCGTCCGCGCAGTAGATGGCTCCGTGGCTATGAGATGCGCCAGCGCTACACTTCACAAACAGGCAATTTCGGAAGGTTGCTTCTGTCGTGCTTAGCGCGCCACGGTAGGCTCCGTCGTCACCGCTCTCGAAAATGCAATTGTCACAGTTAAAGTCTTCGGTAAGGGCGTTTGTCCAAATCAAAACGCTATATTGTGTCACGTTTTTGATATGCACTCTATTCAAGGTGAGCGTGGTGGTGCCGTTGACAACCGTAATTCCCGGCTTCGTTGCTGACTGCCCAGTATTCCCCTCTCCACGTCCAGCGCCGTCTAGAACGATGTCCTCGACGGTAAGGGAACCGATGTCCGCATCGCCAGAATAAATCATTTGGTTGCCATTATTCTTAGAGTAAACCGTCCTCTTGACTCCAGGGCTGTCGCTCTTAATCGTGACATTGAGTGCTGATGCCCAGCCCGTCAATGACAGGTTGTCATCTATGTCCTCTTTCACAATAACTATTTGCTCACCCCCAGCACCGCCATCGTTCGCAGCATCGTTCCAGGATTGTAGATCTACGTAATCATTGTCACCGGATGTCGCAGTAGTGATGTAACTCGTGGTAGTTGACATGGATCACCTCACTTCTATCGGTTGGATGAGATCTATATCTATTGGGTCTGTGATTAGGCAGCACTTTGCATCCCGGTCCTGGATCTTATGCTGCTCATCAACGGGCACGACCTTGGTCAGATCCACTCGGTAGCTATGCGGGTGTAGATGATGCCCATTATCGTCTACGATTGGACCTTTGTATTCTCTGGCTTCAGCAAGAGTCAGATCGGTGTAGACGTTGATGAAGTGCTTGCACATCGCTTCGGAGCATCGACCTTCTCCAAACTTAGAGTCGTCTGTGCAGGACACGACATCTCCATTCTTGATACTCAGATGAAACCAAGTCATCGGTTCGCTCCTAATTTTAACATGCGATTGTTTTCTTTTGTTATATCGGTGTTCTCTTTGATTGCTTCGCGTGTCGCTTGCGACTCATCGCCTATATGCTCGATTGCGTGGGTGCTGTTAGTTAGCCCCTCCACGACCTTGGAGGTCAGCTCTCGATTGTACTGCAATGCGTGGATACGCTCTTCCTGGAATGCGTCAGTCATTCGTATACCTTGCCAAACAAGCACGCCCGCTATAACTGAAGTCGGGCCAAATAGTTTTGCTGCGTAGATGACTCGGCCCACTAAGTCTTCCGGTGTCTTTTCGTCTGCGGTCATGTTTGTCTGCCTATGGTCATGCTCCTAGTTCGCCGTTCTTAGACGACGAAGCTTTACCCGCCATAACCAAAGCTTCGTTGAGTGTTACAAACGGGTACTCGGTGTTGTCGTGTTCAGAAATAAATATGTAGCCGATGATGCGGTCGAAAGACAAAAGATCTTTCAACACGTTGGAAGATGTGGGTGCCGGGATGAATAGCCGCAGAACTGTAGGGTCGGCCTGCACAAGTAGCTTCTCAGCCAATTGCGTGGCCTCGTATCCTTCGAGCGTGCTGAGTGGGGGGCACCAACAATCTTTCAAACGAATCGCCCACGTAAAAACACTGCCGGGAATGCGGACAACAACCGTGTCCCCATCCCGACAGTGGTCATAGGTTACTGGCAGGCATAAACCGGTGCCCGGACATTTACTCGGAAAAGACTTAGTAGTCATACCTTAGTTCCGGGGTATATCGGTAGTAGCCAGGAGCCGGTACGCATTGGTATCGAAGGTTAAACGACCTCGTTACAACACGCCCAATGCCATGGAGACCAACCACTATGGGAGCGGGTCTCGGATACACGTAGTAAGCCGCATAGGTATGTGGCTGCGCATATCCGTATTGGGCCTCTGCTGTTTCGCAGGCTAAGACGAGTGTTAACGCAGCTAGCATACCTAGTACGAATCTCACTCTGTCACCTCACTTTCTAAGGGTGGTCTGAAACTTCTAGTCCGAGCCACCAATCGACTTCCTGTTAGGCTGGTCCTTTAGCCTAGCTCAGGTGGGGATTGGCGGCTCCCATCTCTCCTAACGCTACGGCAGCGATAGGCAACGTCTTCTTCAGGACTGATCAAATCGTCCTGGCGTTCCGTCTATTGTTGTACCCCCACTACGATCTCTAGCGACCGACCTTCTTTACATGTCGAAGATGAATCTGTGCATGGTGGGCACGATAGCTTTTCCCCTTCCGGCTTTGCTGGGGTGGGGGCAGAACCGCATCTAGCGTGTCGCCTTGTACTGCGACGACTTTGCCTATCGGCAACCCTCGCTTGCCTTCTATCTTGGGCGTTGCTTAGGACACCACTAAGTGCTTTGCCTGGGTGCCATCCAAAAACACCGAAACCCTTGTGCCCGTGGCCAGAGCTTGCACTTACCTCACCTTGCATCATGGCAAAACTAAAAACAAACATCAGCAATAAATGTTTCATTCCTTCCTCCTTTGGTTTAGTGAATTAAACTCTTCGTCAAAATATATATCCCACTTCGGATGCGTGCAAGCCAAACAATCCGATCTTGGTTGCCCGTCACCCTTCCATCCTTTGCCTCCGCACTCCTCGCAATCTTTAAAACTAGGGATATTGTCAGGGTCTGCGTCAGGTGTCGGCGTGTTGCTATCAAGTGTAAGACCTGCCGACAATACGCAGATCATCGGTGTGAATGTGTGCGGCTCTGGTATTACGGGCTTGCACCCGATCAACAGCAACGCCGATACGACCATGAAACTTTTCATCGCACCTCGAAGCTCCAATCGACTTTGGTTCTGCCCCAACCCTCAAGACCTGCCGCAGCTATCATTGTCCGATTGCGAACGTCGGACCACCTGGACCAGAAACTGCCTTTTGGTATGAGGATGTTTCCACTGTCTTTGCTGACGATGTTCTTTCTCAAGTACTTTTCTTTTTTGTTTTTGGGGACCAACTTTGCTGAGTCAACTATTTCTCTCGGTCCTTTGTTCCACGTGCCCCAGCTATTGAGTATTAATACAAGCGGCTCGCCGTAAAGCTCGTAAACAACTGGCCGATCATCAAACCCAATATATGCCATCGCATGAGCCCAACGCCCCTTGCGACTCGATACGCCATGTGCATCACGCTTATTTGAAAACCCTTCGCTGCCGCACGTTGAAAAAAAGAAGTCTTGCCAAAGTAAATCACGCACCTCCTCCATCTCATCTGCAAACGTAGACGAACGTATCAAATTCTTGCCAAAGCCTTTAAGTAGTTGCTTTGGTACTTGAGACTTGTCGTGGTATTTGCCAGCCAGTTTTGAGTCTAGTTCCTCCAGGTTGATATCCAGCTCTGGATAATCTTTGCGAAGCACTGCACCTATGGTGTGAGTCATGTCTCGCATGTTTGCAGGGCAAGAATAACCGTCGCCTCTATGACCTCGCAGCCAATACCCTGGCTCGATAGCAAGCACGCCGTTCTTCTCTGCTATTGCTGACACCTTGGGAAAGCCTTCGCGCTTGCCGCTCACTTCATCGGGCAAGCCCGCTACAACTTCGGCACAAAGAGTTCCCAGCAGCACGTTTCGACCGTTGTGCAAGACGCAACTACCACGCTCTTGTGCAGGCCCAGGCCACGCCTTTGGGTATGCGTTCAAGACGTGGATGAAAGGTGCAGCCAACTTACCTTTGCCGCTGTCGGCAAAACCATAGCTGTGGGCAACGTCTGATGCCTGAGCTACTTCTACTTCGGCTGCAAGTCTTTCCTCTGATTCCTTGTCGTACCTTGCGCCCATATACCCTTCGCCATACATCTTGACGATCTGCGCAGTGGTCATCTTGTTCTTGCGCGCTGGCCAATCTTTGTAAAGCGTTGGCATATTACTTTTTAGCTTTCGCAGCTAAATCTCTGAGAGCGTTGGCGTACTTACCACGGAGTTCGGCAGTCATCTCGACATCATCGTCGCCCACATCTTGCATCCGCTTCGTTATCTCTGGACCTACCTCCCAGCCCGTCGATTCCGTAACATCCTGGCACGCAACAATTGATAGTTGTATGAGGTCGCGAAGGTCACTGACAAACTCGATAGCCGTATTGCGTTCGGCTTGGATTGCTAGGTCAGCCATCAGCCCAGAGAATTGGGCACGAGCGAAGTCATCAGGCAGCAAGTCTGCAAAAGTTTTTTCGTCCGGCTGCACAGGAACAACAGCCGAAGCACTGCGGTAGGCCGTTATGATTTGCGGTGCCTTCCAGATGGTAACGGTAGCCAACAACGCAGCGACGACCAAAACCAAGTTTGGATTGACCCGCCGAAAAGCTACATTATTAATCGCCATGCGAATGCCGCTCCTGCAAGAATGATCGCCAAAGTGATGCCTATGCCTATCCACTTGGTGCCGAAGAAAGCACCTGCCATGTTGGCAACCAGATTGCCCGCTCGGCGAAAGAACGCTCGTCGTCTTTCACGCCGTCTTTCGCGGTTTAGCTGACGCTGCTTGTTTCGCTCTGCACGCTCTAGTGCGTCGACTTGATTCCGCTGGCGACTTTTCCTAACCCAACGGAGCATCACTGTTCTGAGACCAACCCGCTATCAAACGCAGCGCAGCCAAAGCGGTACATCTGGTCCGAGATGTTTTCAAACTCTGACGGCAATTGACTTTCAGGTTCCCCGAGAGCGGTTGATCCGATGAGGCCAAAGGTCTTCAGCCAATCAAGAACTTCCTCAATCTTGTCAGGGCACTCGGTGATCCGATGTGCGACATCGACAATCCAATCGTCCCAAGGGGTTCTGGTAAGCTCACAAAGCATCTTAACGGAGCTGGAGTATTTTTGGATCATCGCAGCCCACTCAAGCAGATTTTCTGCCGTTAGCATTTTATCGCTCCCATCATAAGATCCTCTTGGTTCTACGGACCATACCTACAATCATACAGTATACCACATATGGCGTATTTTGTCTAGCCGCCCTTGTTTTAAAGGGTATTCTGTGAGGGGGGCACCTTTTTGGTAGCCTCCATACCATGCTCAGTGAGCTGGTAAGTTAGGCCACCCTTATCTACGAGATCAATTATGGTGTCGCATAAGAGACACTGAATCGCCTCTTCGTCTTTGTCGTTTACCACAACCCTGTCCACCTCGGCCTCGGCAATGTAGCTCTCCGACACATGCCCATTCACCGGATCAATGCCTGGGCGGTCAACACGAATCAGGTAACCTATCTCACGAACCATGGCGAACTCGTTCGGGAATCGACAATCGGTGATGACCACGTTTTTGTTGGTCGCGTTGATGGTCTTCAACGCTAGCTCGACCCAAACATCATCGCCGAACATCCCCCGAACAGCTTCCGTGCCTATGACCTGTAACAATCGGCGAACTTCTGGAAACATCTTCTTGGCATCGGTCCAACCAAAGCCCTCCACCAACTCCCTCAAGCGGATCAGGTTCCCGCCAGGTATGATCGGGTTGATCAACATCGCCATCTTACGAACTGGGTCAGCGAACGACACCCTTTGCCACCCTTGATCCAGTAGCCCTTTTGCTGCTGTGTCTTTTCCTGCCTCCCCGTAACCACACAAACCCACCACGACTTTATCAGACGGCACTACACACTCTCCTTCCATTGGACTATATCAGCAAGATTGTAAAACACAGGAATGCCATGATCCTCTGCGTACTTCACTTCCTCATCAGCACCCACTGACTCCCCTGGCAAGCGAAAGACGGTATCGGCTTTAGCCACCCAAGGGATGTCGACCTCCATCCACACAGCGTGAGAAAAATTCTCGTTCATGGGTAGCTTCATGGTCAGCATAGGATTCAACGGAGCGAACCCAGCGTTGATAAGAAGGTGTTGCACGACACAAGACTGAGCAAAGTTATGCTCTGGGTCTCCCAATGTGATCGGCCCTGAAATGTAAACTGTATGACGCATTGTCCTACCCCCTATTCGAGAGACCTACGAAGCAACTCATTACTAACATCTCGGAGCGAATAGTATCGTGTGTTGTATAGTTTATCCGCCCGTATCTTCCCCTCCCTGAACATCCTCTTTATCTCTTTGGTCTCTATGTCGAAGTGCTTGGCTATCTCTGTCGCCGTCTGATAATTCGTCCCGCGATCTTTGTTTATCTTTCTCATTCGCCAAAGATCTTTGATGTGGGAGGTGCTGATCTGGCTAATCCTACTGTGATATTCCTCTTGCCACTCCAAGCCAAGACGATACGCCTTCTTCGGCTCGTTGTGAAGATCATCCAACAAACTCAACAAATCCGCTGAGGGGCTATACCACTCCCCACGCAACGAATCACCTATGAATTTGTAATGAAAAACCCGCTCCCAATCGCCCAACATAATGGCAACTACTTCAAGCGACTCGGGATTCCCTGTTTGTAAATCCCGTAGTCTTTGCCTCAAGCAGGTGGTCCGCCCGATCTTCAGCGGCCCACCAGAGACAGCACGAATAAAGTAGGTAATCATTCAGACCTCAAGACACGGTACACTGTTGTGCGTCCTGTGCTGCTCTCCTCAGCCCTCCCCTCATCAATTAACCTGTTGATCGCTGCTTCAGCCGTATCGCGTTTCAGCCCCGTCCCATTCGTCACCGCTGACAAACTGTAATCTTTACCCGATGCCAGGAGACTGGCGACTATCTGGAGGTCGATCTCGAATTGCTCTTCCCGCTCAGCCGCCTCAGCGAGCCTCTTTTCACTCTCGTGTTCGTCCTCTGTCTTCGCCGTCACATCCCACACCCGCCCGATCAACGGGTCGTCTGGCTGTCCTTGATCAGCGTCAACTGCGTACATCTCGTTGTGACCAGCAGACCCACCCACCATCATCCAAAGCTTGAACACACCACTCTTAACTTTGTCGCGGAAGCTGAGAATCATCCACTGCCGCATCCACTCACCCCAACCAGCACCGGTGAAGTCCGTTAATTCTGGTTGGCGAAACGGTGCGTTGAACGGTGGCTTCTTGGCGTGATGAATCATGCACATGGTGCAACCTGTCTCCTCCCCGATATTGGTGACACCTTTCAGGATCGACCCCATGGCGAACACGTTCGATGATCTATCACTCACATCGACCGCCAATGTACAGAGATAAGCTGGGTCCACAGCAGCAAAGCCGATGTCGTTCGAGGAGATCGTCTCTCGAAGGGCATCAAGGTGTGCCTGTATCGTAAGTTGCGGGAGCTTCTCTCCGACATACAGAGGGTAATCGCAGCCTTCAATACCTTTTGATTCGGCGATACGCCGGATCGTGTCTTGAAGCGTGCCCCCGCCACTTTCGCCAGAGATAATAAGCGAAGGCGTGACCTCGGGAACCTCGAATCGACCAAGGAACTCCGTACCTGTCGCGAGTGAGATCGCCATATCGAACATCGTTGTGGTCTTAAGCCCCTTTTGCGGGCCACCGACACAAAGCGGCTCGCCCTGTACACAGATGTCTTTGACGAGCCACTCACGTTTGAAGTCCTTCGCCAAAAACTCTTTGACGGTGATGATCTCAAGATCATACGGGTCTTCTTTCTTCTTGTCCTTCGCGTACTTCCCAAAGTCGTCACCGACCTTTTCGCGAGCGACACTAAGCTTACGCTCTAGTTCTTTGTCACTCCACGAGGGGTTACAAAACTCCTCGTTGTAGAAGTCGATCAGCTCCCTGGCCTTCTCTCCTTCAATGCCATGTCTGTGTATCTCACAACAGGCACGAAGGAGTTTATCGTGGCCACCTTCACCACTGTTCGACTCCGGCAACTCGATCAACACCTCTCGACAAGTATCGAAGTCGGTCCTCAGTTCAGGGCAGAAAACCAACCTCCATATCTCGTCGAGTTGCTCTTGGCACTCTCTCACTCGACCCCCCATTAGATAATGTGCCCCGTTACTGTGAAGTAGCGGCTGTGGTGATACATCTCGATAGAACCCGAATGGTACGAGTTTTTCTTACCTGACTCGGTTGTCGGCAACTCACCAGTACACCATATCTTAATGCCAGTTTGGCTAGGGGATATCTCGGCGTAGGAGCCGAAGTTCCTGACGATCCAACTAGCCCACCGATCTACCTCGCCGGTTATCGGGTCTCGGCAATCGTCCAAGTCGAGACCCACAAAACCATCGTCCTCGGTGAAGACAAACCCAACCCCGCTGTATCCACTAGGGTTAGCGTTAATGATTTCGTCTAACGTAGACCAATGACTTGATTCTGTTGTCGAGGCTCTTAGGCCACAAAGCTGATACGGAATCTTAGTCTTATTTCCATGTCGCGTCTCCTGCCGCCACAACACCCACTGCTTTAAGGGTCGTAGCTCTTTGGGTATGTTCTCCAGAATCACCATCATCGCTCTCCCAATTCAGAAAATAGGTCACAAATACAATCATACTCTGGCTCCCCACAACCTTCGCACTTCCCGCAGACGCACTCCTCAAACGTCTCATAGCAAAGGAAACATATGTCGCATCCATCGTCTGTCATCACTTAAACTCCAACGTAAAACGGCCTGATACAGCGATCAGGCCGGAAAGTCCATTCAAGTGTTCTTCTTTGACTATAACGGGGACTTCGTTTAGCTGCAACCCGTCGGCAGATGCCATGTACCCGATGTACAACCCACCCCCACGCAGCTTGACATATACGTCCAGGCTCTCGTCGCAGAATAGCTCTTTCTCACGGAACTCATCATGCTCGTAAGTCTCCGGCTCCCCTTCATCTGGGTAATACTTCGGATTCATCGGCATACTTGTCCCCCCGCATCTTTGTATTCCTTCAGCGACTCAACCAAACTCTTTTGTCGATCTGCTTTACCGTCTAGCCGAGCCCTACGGACCTCGTCCACAGTCCCGGTTGTCAGTATGTGGTGTACCCTAACCTGCCCGCTAACACCTTGGCGGTAGACACGGCGATTGAATTGCTCGTAGTCTTCGTACTTGTCTGTCAAGCCGAACCAGATAATGTCGTTGCAACTTTCCTGCATGTTCATCCCATGCGCTATCGTACTACTCTGTGCCAGGAGCATAGGTAGCTCGCCCTTGTTGAACTTCTCGATGTACTTGTCGGTAGTCTGTGGGTCCGTAGCACCGACGATGGCCGGGGCGTTCGGGAACCGAGAGTGTATACGCTCTAAGTCATGGAGGAACTCAAAGGCGACGAGACACGGTTTGCTTTGGAGTTCATCGACAAGGTCAGCAAACGCTTCGAGTTTCTCCGTATGGATCTGGTGCGTTGTTCGCGTTTCGTCATGCGTCTCGTATACTCCCCCGTTTGCAAAACCTTTTGCCATGGAGTACGCCGACCCCGCTCCGCTGGCAACGAGTTCATGTCCGCTATCAAGTTCGAGAAATAGTTTCTGCTCAAGCTTCTTGTAGTCACTGTGATCCCCCGGTGATAAGTGGACCCGAATGTCATTGTATAGGATTTCCGGCATGTCCAAATGATCTTCAGCGTCCATCGTCAACACTACTGGTGCTGTCTTCTTAGCGATCTCGCCGGAAACATGCTCATCTTTCGGCAACCATTTGTAGTTCTCGTACCCCCCACGCTTCATGTATCGCTTACGAAACTGTGTGATGTTCTCGCCTAGTGTCTCGCCCTTATCAAGTATAAAGATTTGCGAGAACAAATCCGATACGCAATTGGGTGCTGGTGTGCCAGTGAGAATGATCCTTCGATCTATCTTACCGACCAGCTTCCGTAATGCTTTAGTCCTACCGGCTGTCCAATTCTTGAACTTGGTTGATTCGTCCACCACCATGAGATCCCAAGTAGGGTGGTCCTGTTTGGCTAGCCACGCTAGACCTTCAGGGTTGATCAGGTGAATGTCCACGGCTTGGTTCATGGCTTTGAGTCTCTTCGTCGGCGTTCCGTGGATGATCGAAAACTGAAGGTCGAAGCCCCACTTCTCAATCTCTTTTGGCCACACCGAATACACTGGTCTAAGGGGAGCCACGACTAGCACTCTTTCGACTTCTCCAAAAGATCGGAGCGTGTCGATGGTGGTCAACGTGATGGCTGTCTTTCCCAGACCTGGGTCTAAAAACAACCCAGCCCCCTCGCGTTGTTCTCCAAACAACCGTCCTGTGAGGAAAGATATCGCGTCTTTCTGATATTGATGAGGCTCGAACTTCATGGTTTCTCCCCCAAGAAAAACTCGATAAGCATAACAAACATCAGCGATCCGCAAACGACAAACACAACATCCAATATCACAGCAACCCCTCCACAAACTCGATGGCTTCTTCAGCGGTATAACATACATCCCACCGCTGGCCGGTTTTGCCCAACCTGTCCTTCCACCTCTGCTGGTGGATCGACAACCTCCCCCCAGGCCGCTTCAGCTCTACGTAACATGTCGTCCCGTCACTCAGCCACACTATCCTATCTGGGAATCCTCGCTGCCCCTTCAACTGCAACCTCTCGGAGTCGTGGCCGTTGTCTGTCAGCCATTTAGCGAACCGACTCTCGTGCTGCTTTTCAAGTGGTGTCACTTCCAATACCTTTCGCTCTCAAAACCTTCAGCCGATATATAACACCCTTTGGCCCAGGGAGGGGTGCGTGCCATTTCCTTTTCTACCTTGACGTAACTACCGAACTTCTCCGGCACTTCGCAAACGATCTCATCATGGACATGGAACACGGTCTCGTACCCAAGACTCTCCAGTCGCGGTATCGCAGCAACTAGCAGGTCTAGTGCTGCTGCCTGGACTATGTTCTCGCAGAGCTTACCACCATATGTCCTCTTCCGCTCCCACTGTCGTGTTTGTGAGTTGACTCCCATGTAACTGAGGGCAGGTTTTACTCCGATGGGCGTTGATTCATTCCTTACCTGCGGGTCGCGATACGCTATCCTCCTGCCAGAGGGTAGGTTCGCGAACAGATAGTCGCCGTCAACAGAGAATCGGATTCGGCCAACCGTTTGTGGTTTGTTCGTTTCGACAACCCCCTTTGCTGCGTCATCCAAAGCGTACCAAAACCTCTGGATCTCGTTGAAGGTAGTGCGATAGATCTGGACGATCTCTCTCGCCTCCTCTTCTGTCATGACTGCACCCCAATCGACCGCCGTCTTGAAAAACTTCTGGGCACCCATGCCGTAGCCCAAACCCAAGATAGCAATCTTTCCGACGAACCGATTCGCTGATGTCACTGTCTGCGTCGAGTAAATCCGCTTCGCCATCTCGACGTACAAGTCACCACCCGCTCGGAACGTCTCTTGGTAGCCAGCACAGTTGGCCAACCACCCCAACACCCTGGCCTCAATGCCGGTGAAGTCACACACGATGAGCTTCTTTCCTTCGGGGGCCTTGATGGATGGACGGATACAGCTCACCGCGATCTCACTGAGATTCCCGTGCATCATCTCAACCAAGTCCGGGTCTCTCGTCGCGAAAGTCTCAATGGCTTGCAACGTCTCGTCGTAGCTGTGCTTGGGTCGTGGTAAGTTCTGGATCTGAACACCGCTACCAGCGAACCGGCCAGTGGATGCCCCGTGGAACAGGTGTTCGCCACGTATGCGACCGTCCTCCTCGACTCGGTTGAGCATGGCGGTGTATTTTTTAGTGCTTGTTCGAGATGTGAGTTGACGTATCTCCAGCACCCGCCGACACTCGTCGGGCATGTCCTGTTTTAGCACCTCGACGACATGATCTTTGGCAAGTGATTTAGGCTCGACACCACGGGCACGTAGCCACTCGATGGTCGGCACTAACTTGCGGGGGGACTCCACCCCGGTCAGCTCGTAGAATTCAGCGATCAACTTGTCATGCCACACCTTCTCTGTTGCCAGGATATCCTCGATCAACTCTCGGTCCACCGGGATGCCCCGTTCGTTGATCTTCTGATTCAGGAGCCACGTGTCCCGGCTGTGTGGGTGGAGGTCTAGAGTCTCGTTGTGGATGGCCTCTTCGACAACAACATCCTGTTTGCAATATGCGTAGAGTTTTTGATAGTCCGCCGGATCGTCATGCCACTCGGATTTATTATGTTTGGTTGGCTTGCGAGGCTTGCACATCTTAAGCATCACGCGATGCCCCGTCCTGTCCTTTAGAAAGCTCTTGCTCATGCTAACCCCAATGCTCTCGAAGCTTGGTCTAACGACCGAGGTAACGCCAAGGCTGCACACCTTGCCAAGGTACAGTGCCACTGTTCATCTTCTACTTCCGGCCACCCGTGTTGCGGGACCATCACGTACTTCCATATCGCTTTCTCAAAAGACGCATTGTGTGCATGAAGCTCTCCACCTTCAACGACAACTTTGCGTAAGCGATTCGGGATTCTCTTGCCGGGGGTCCAAAGAAATGTCGACCCACCCGGTAGCTTGCCAGCTAAACATAAGACGACTGTCGATTCGTCGCGAGCGTATTTGGTTTGACCACACTTCTTGAGGTCCGCCCTTGACCTAGTCTCGAAATCAATGAATGCGTGAAGCATGTCGCGTCTCCAAGGTTAATCGGTGGGGGCGGGACCGGGGTGAGAGAGGGTGCCCCAGTCACCGCCGCATGCCCAACGGACATTCCGCACCGACGACACAAGTTTTCTAGCTAAACATCGACTCTGCATTGGCGGGCACCTGATCATCGGGCACACCGAACGCAGCGAGTGGGTTCTCCTCTACGGACGCAAAGATTCGCTCTCCATCCTCCAGCTTTTGAAACGCAGCCAAACCGAAGTTGATCCCCCGATTGCCGCCTTTGTCGTATGCGTAGCAGTCGCACGACACTCGCCCGAAACAACCACTATAGATCTCCGACATATCGTCGACCACAGACCGACCATCGGGACCGACCAACACCGGGGCAGACTTTCCAGAATCCCGCCAGAAGTCAACGACTATGTCGTCTGCTTCAAAACCCTCGTAGCCCTTGTCCACGTACTCCTGGCCGCTCTTGAACGGCGAACGGGCACCCTTCGCCTTAGCCCCGAAACTCTCTTTTGCTACCCGCTCAGCAACCTTCCGCATGTCCGACAAATCTGCATCCTTACTAAAGGCCATGGTTACTTTATACCTTGCCCCGTCTCCAGACTTATTTGGCTTCGCCTTGAACAGACTCGGAAACGCTACTCTTCCCTTCGGTGATGCCATGTTGGCCATTGTATCACTCCATCAAATTTTCAATTGAAATAACCCGTTCCTTCTCTACACTGGGAAGGAACACAGCAGTTGCGTCCTCGGCTGTTATCGCCGGTCTCTTGTCTGAGGCTTTCGCCAACTTCGGACCAAGCTCCGGCCTATAAAACAACCCCCTAATCTCGTGACCATATCCCTCGTTGTCGAGTTGTGTCGGAGATTTTATCTTTGGTTTCGTCGCTATCTTTTTGCCAACCTTACGGCCAGCTAATTTTTTTAATGTTGTCTCTTCGTCGTGCTTCCATGTCCTGTTTCCCATCGCCTCGACAGCTTTCCAACCTGGTATCTCATGACCGGCCAGGACCATATCAAGAGCCACCGATGGCAACTCCCTGAGCAGTTTTTCCAGAGCGGGTTTGTGCTGCAACAGTTTTGCGACAGCGGCAGCTTGACCACTTGCGTTATTCGCTGGAACCATCTCAGAAAAGTCACTCCTGGCAGCAGCTAGTGCTGCCTCTTGCACATGGGGACATGTCCGAAACGCTGGACACCAGCCACACCAGTCGCCAACGGAGAACACATCCTCATTCTCCTCGGCAATCATCTCAAGTATGTCCTGCTGGAAATTGTCAAGCTCTTCGTTGGTCCATGCCCAAGTCGAGTCTGGCTCCCCCGGTATGCGGGGCTGATAGATCGTGGCTCGGTATTCATCGCGGACCCCGAAGCCTTCTCGCAGCAAGAGTAAATAGGCCATCATCTGAGGGTTGTCTTGAACATCGACCCTCTTGCCTTTGCCGTATTTCAGATCGACAATGTGTGATACGGTTGTGGGTGTGTGCGAAGGCCCGCTCTCGTAGAAGCAAACAAAGTCGGCAGTGCCACCGAAGTCAGGAATCTTTTTCGATTCCATAGTCTCCTCGACTAGCGATACGGAGAATCGGTGGCTGTGTTCTATCGATTCGCAGTATCGCACGTAGTCGCTGATGTACCGCCCCATCTCATCATCGGGGGGCTCTACACCATCGCCGGTGAGCATCTGTTCCGCTAGTCCGTGTGCCTGGGTGCCTTCCGTGGCATATTCGCTGGATTCGCTTACCAATCCATGTGCGAGCCTCAACGACCCAGGACACTCTATGGTCCGATACAACTGTGATGGGCTAATCTTATAGTGTCGTGGCATGCTCTCTCTCCTATAGTGAACGTAACTCCCCCGCCGCCTTCGCGTTGTGCTCTTCGGGTATGTCGGACACTTTCTCTACCCCGTAACCCTTCAGCCAGAGGTTTAGGGTCTCGGTAGCTTTTTGATTCGCCCCGAGTCTCTCATATGTGGCAAACATGATCGCCCTGAGATCCCCTGGCTCCTCGGGTTGCTCGGCCTCCTCAGTTTTAGTATCGGAGCAGTCGACCACGGTCCCCTGTGGACCACCACCTCCTGCGTACTGTCGTAACTGGCGGAGCAGATCGCCCAGCCCTTGTATCTCACCATCCTCAA